TATGGTCTTCACCAAACGGAACAGTAATGATTCTTTTCTTATTGTCTTTCAGATTATAATAGATTTCTCTCTTTTGTTTTCTATAGGTAATTAAGTTTTGCTCAAACGCTTTGATTACTAATTCTTCCAACTCTAAATCTGAGTCATCTAACATTTCTAAAAACCCTTCTGGATCTTCTTTGGCATATATTAATATATCCCTTTTGAGCTCATTGGTTTTTATTCCGTCTACTCTATTTCCCATTAAAACCCTGCCAATCATTTCCATTTTTGCAATAGGTAATTCAGAGGCTAATCTTAACGCATCTATTTCAAGGGTTAATAAATCTAATTCTTCCTGAGCATCACGCTCTAAGTCTACCTCTTCATATAAAGTCCCATTTAAAGGGTGGAGAGCTAAAAATTGTTGCAGTAATGTATCTGTTCTTTTAGTGTTTAAAAAGCCATCTTCAAATATAATAGGCTCTATTAATACATTTTTATCTTGCTCGTCTTCGAAAATAGACTTTTGGTTTTTGGCATATCTCATTGCCCTGTTGATTCCCTTTTCTTCATCAAAGTATAATAAAGGGTTACTCGTTGAGTGAGTTGAATTAATCATTGTGGATAGAGGCGTCTTTTCCGACTTTAACCTATACATCCTGTCTTTTAATACTTGTTTTTTCATTTGATTTAATTTAATTATGTAAATAATAGGGGGCCGAAGCCCCCATATATAATTGTCTTTTTTATCCTTTGAACAATACAAAGTTGTTTGCACCCATAGTACATAACGCTCTTTCAGATAAGAAGTTGACTTCCATCGCATCTAAATCTGAAGTAGCAGCACCACCAGCACTACCAGTCATCCACGTCTTATATCTTCTGTCTTCAGTTTCTGAAGCTCTATATCTTACGTGTAAGAATGGTCTCTTAGCATTTTTTCCTAAGATCTGATCGTATACTGAAGTAGAACCAGCTGGCACTAAAGTACCGCTTACTTTTCCACCATCAATACCACCTCTTAAAGTAGCATCGTTTAAGTATTTCCAATCTGACTTATAGAAATCATAACCTCTTCTGAATCCTTTGAATCCAAGGTTAAGTGCCATTTCTTCGTCATTGTCAAACAATCCGTAAGAAGTGCCACCTGCACCGTAAGAGTTCTGAGCAGCTAACATGTCATCAATTGCGAAAGAGAAATTTCTATCAACAAAGATTACATTTTCCTGAATAGAACCTTGCTTGTCTAACCTTTTGATTATAGTGTCAAATGCAGCTAAAGTAGTTGGATAACCACCTGCCCATACATTTCCTCTACTTTCAATAGCTTCGAACATTCCTTCAGTACCTACGTTATTGGCTAAACCTGTTCCAGTTGGGTAAGCTGAACCTGATAAATTAGCTAAAGCACCTGAAGCATTTTCAGCAACAACACCTTCGATCATAGACATTTCTAAGTAGTCTTCAAATCTTAGTCTTGTTTCGTGCTCAGACTTTAAATACCATAAGTATCCAGTTGCTCCGTTTTCAGTAGTTACTTCAACCCATCCAATTTGAGCCATGTCAGAACCAGAAACAACATATTTGTCTTTGATAATAATTGGCTTATTAGATAAGAAGATGTCTTCAGATTCTAAAGAACCAACCATTCCGAAATCTCCTTGCTTAAATTCAGAACCGTATACAAATACAGTTAATGGAACGTTTGCTGGTACTACTTGACTAGCCTCGTAAAAAGCTACGAAAAACTCATCAGTAGTAGCTGCTCCTACAGAAGTGATTATACCTTTATTAGAATTTGAACCACCATTTTCTGATATTAAAACAGTTTGTCCTACTCTAAAGTTACAAGCTTCATTTGTTCCTGCTGCACCAGCTCCTGTTAAAAACTTAACGGGTACTGCAACTGCAGCCGGAGCTGTAGCTGTTTGTGCTGCTGCATACTTTGTGTGTAGTCTACCTTGCTCTGCCCATTTGATAAGGTCTGAGTTAGTAGGCATTTCAGCTCCCACCATTCTTAGAAAAGCTGCGATTGTTCTGTTACCGTATCTTTCGAATTCTTTTTCGTAAGTGTCTGGTAAATACTGATTCAAAAAGTTGAAATCAGTAATATAATTACTTGGCAAAGTTGCCTTTACCGAACTGGGGGTTAATGAAACTCCACCAGCATTTAATGATCCTGCCATTGTTTTTGTTTTTAGTTGTTAGTTTTTGTTTTTGTTACTTTTTATTCTTAATCCAGAACCACTACTACTACTAACTGCCGTAACTTTAAAACCTCCACTAGACACCGATTGAGTTGCGTTACGAATACCATTCATGTCAATATTTTTACTTTCCTTAGTTATGTCATTTACCGCATCAGATTTACCTTGCTCATAAAAGAACTTGGCAAATGAATCAGGGTGCATAGCTAATGAAAGTGACTTATGATACGAAGCGGCATCTTTTAAGTAACCTTCCTCACTCAAGTGTTTCGATATGAAGTTATTGATGTCTGCTTGTGACTCTTTTAATTTATTTGAATCAGCAGGTTTGTATTTCATCACCTTGTCATTTAGCTTAAATTCGAAACCTTCGAAATTGTCATTAAATAACTCATTGGTTTTTTTTGAGAAATACTCAGACCTCTTGTTTTGCTCAGTTAACGTTTGTTGTGTTTCCTTCTTACTTGTTTTATAAGCGTTAAAATCCTCTAACTCCTCGGCAGGTATAAAATCTTGTGTTGACTCAACTTTCGTCTTATAGGTCTCCTTTAGATTGTTAAAGTACTCTTTGGCTTTTGCAAGTTCTTCCTTTTTTGCTATTTTTCTTTTTCGAATAACTGGAGCTTCATCAGAATCTTCATCGTATGCAAATCTTTCACTAAGTTCAAAATCAACATCATCTGAATCTAAATGAGGCTTCTGTTGTTTCCAAAATTCAAACAGCAACTGGTCTTCATCCATGGAATTAACATCCTTGTTTAATTGAATGAAATCCTCTAACCCTCTTCCAGTTTCCTTTTTATAATTTAAATAGTTTACTATTTCTTCAGGAACCTCTGGAGAGTTATTACGTTTAGAAGTTAAATCGTCTAATGACGACACTTCCTCACCATATCTGTTTCCAATAAATGAAAGAACTTCTTCCTCTGTTAAAGAGGGTTTATCTTCTACTTTCTCTTCCTTTTTTTCCTCTACAGGAGTTTCAGTTTTTATTTCCTCACTAACAGATGGTGTTTCTGCTGGAATCTCTGTTGTTTCTACTGTAGTCTCTTCTTGAGCTTGACCTGCTTTTTTTAGTAGATCTTCTTCTCTTTCAGCTACTGATTTTTCTTCAGCACCATCTAGGGCTCTTACTTTTATATTATCCATTTGATTTGATTTTAGTTGTACAAAGTTACTAACTTTTTTTTACTTCTATCTTGGGTCAAACTCAGCTAAGTCAAAACCATCTAAACTATCCTCGTTTGATTCAAAGTTTATCGGTGGAAGTTTATCTTGTCTTTGTTGTATTAATTTAGATTGCTCTGTGTTTTGTTTAGATATTCTAGAAGACTTGGCATCTTCCTTTTGTTTGTCTCTTTGCTGGATACTATCTAATTCTACACCTTTTAGTTGCATTTGATACATGAACTCTTCAGCCATTAAATCTTTTTTGAGAACCGCTTCTTGTTGTAATTTTTGTATTGCAAATTGACTTTCTGCTTGTTCTATCTGAATCTTAGCTTGAGTTTCTGCCTGAACAACCTGTAGTTTAGATTGGGCTGCTGCTTGTTGAGATTGCATATTTATTTGACTTTGCATCTGCATTTTCTCATTTTCTCTAGCTACATCTCTTTCTTGTTTCTTCTTACGCTTTAGCTTTAGTAGCTCATTAGCCATTTTAAGATTCTTAATCTCTCTAATGTCAATTGCATCTTCTAAATCTATTTGGTCACGAGATAAAGCTGTTTGAATATTTTGTTCTAATTGGGCTTTTTGCTCTTCATCAGGAGCTACTTCTAAGAATATTCCAAAATCGTGTAGGTATAAGTCTTTGATGTCATTTAGTATAGACACGTTGTACTTTCCTATCTGCATTGCAAACTCTTCTTTGAAATCTGCATACTCTAATACATCTGCTACTCTACAAGACAATGCTTCAGCAAGTTTCTGAGTAATCTGCAAATTAGCTTCTAATATATGCCTGGTTGCTACATTAGAATTTAAAGCTGCTAGTTTCTGTAAGCCTACTAAAGCATCAGGGTTTGGTGTTGACGCATCACGAGCTTCGTTTAATCCGGTCACATCTCTAATCATATTTAAGTAGTGGTTGTAAGAACTTATTAAACTAGCCATCTTAGCTTGACCACTGTTGGTGCCTAATTCTTGTATTGGAACTCTAGCATTGTTGAATTCACCATCTTGAGTGTAACTTCTACCAATAACACTACCTGTTTGAAAATATAATTTTAGAGCGTCTTCTGGGTTGTATGCGGCACCTGTGCCTAGATCAACCTCATTAAGTCCATCAGCGTCTATAAATACACCATCTGGAACAACTCTAGATATTACTTGTTGCAACTTAAGGTGAACTACTTGAATTAAATCAGCAAACGTAATCATTCTTCTAACCAAAGACTCAATAACTCCTTTATACATTCTTGGTGCAGCACCAATATAATTAGGTAAAGCATACTGAGAAGCAGACTTAGGACGAACCATATTCTTAGACAACTCCCATTTTAATACTTTTTGAGTTCCCATCACCATAATACCCTCGTACCATACATCTATTCTTTTTTCTAACTTCTCAAATCTTTCTTCATCTGCAGATGGATTAAACGACTCGTCTTTTCTAATTACTTTCTCCCCTCCATTATCCATGTGCTTTTTCTTATAAACCATCTTTCGAGTAGTCTTATAATTATAATACAGTAGTGTTACTACATCTTTTTGAAATAAACTATCCTGATAGGGTCTGACAATACCATAGTAATTATACCAAAGCGATGACATCTGGGCAATCTCTTCCATTTCCTCTGGAGTAATATCTGGCTTTATTTTTACCAACTCTGTTATAGGGACTTGCTTAACTTCACCAAAATAAAAACAATCATCAAAAGTTGGACTTTCAGTATAACTATATACTAATGATGCTGGATCAACATACTCTACAGATATTCCTGAATTAGGTAAAAATTGATGTTTAACAAACGAAGTGCCCAATACCATTAAGTCATAGTTGACTTGTTTCTGAACTCGCTGCTTGTAGTGATTCTCTTCTAGTATAGTGTCAATAGCTTCTTCTTCTGCAATCTCTATAGCTGGCTTGTAGTTCATTTGCATATACAACGCTAACTCTTGATCACTCTCTGGTAAATCTTGCTTAGGCGTATTAAACATGTCAATACCAAACATATCCTCAGTAGCCTCTAACATTGGTTTCGCTACCATATCCGCCTCTACAATCTCCTGAAACTGATGTTTTTTTTCAGCTGACATTGCGTCTTGTGCACTAGCTTTGACATCAAATAATCTGTCCGCCATACCGTTAACAACAATATCAACAAACTTAGGTATGATAGGAACTGGGGTCCAGTCTAAATTCAAGTAACTTAAATCTCCATCTACAGCAATCTCATTTTTATACTTTCCTATTGGTTGCTCTCCTCTTGCGTATAGTCGTAATCTATGAAACTCCACCCACTGATCATAAAACCTACAACTGTTGCCATCTCTCTTAAACCATTCATACTGTATAGATTCACCAACACGCATTCCGTACTCTAGTGAGTTTTTTTCTGCGTCTGTGGCTTGTTGGTTAGGAAAGGTAGTTGGGTTGATTAGAATTACTGGTTCTTTCATTTTTACTTTATAATCGTGCTCAATGCACCTTTATTACTATATCTTGCAAAGTTAATGCTTATTTTTGACTCTTTCTTCGGGGTGTGATACAAACCTTTTTGATTAGCCATAATAGCCAAACCTGAACTTATTGTAGCATCGTATTTAGTTCTGTTATTAATATTAAACTTAGCCCAGTCTTCTAGCGTTCTACTAAAATACATTGACCCCATTTCGTCAGGATCCCTGTAAACTGAGTCTAAATCTAGACCAACATATTTTTCAATATAAGACTCTACTGCAGCAGCATGAGCCTGCTTTACAGCTTCAGATGAGTTAGGTATACCTCCTAGTTCTTTTTCTGTTTTAGACAAGTTCATTTTGCTTTTATCAGGTCTGTTTATTGAAAACGCTCTGTACCCTCTATTTTTAAAGTGATACAACAATCTTGGTTTGTTATTCTCTACTAAAATTGGCATGCCGTAAAATACACACGCCATTAATACTTCTTCAAAAAATATCTCTGCTGTTTGCGGTCTGGCTACATACTCCAAGAAAAATTGATTACTAGGAGCTTCATCCATGTTAAATTTTGTTAAACCGTGAAGAGCTCCATTAGAGCCAAAGCCACCTACAGTTCCTGAAATATCATAACTATCACATCCAAAAGATCCTAAATGTTCGTTTCCTGGAAAGTAAAGATTACCTTTAGTAGCGACTCTGTTTTGCATCTCTGGCTTAGGTGTCCACGAAACCAAGAACCTTCCATTTTTTTCCGGTATCCATACCACTTTAGTATCTTTAATGCCATCCTTCCACATAAACTTACCTCTAGTCAATACCCTTTGCTTTATTAAAGCATCGTTGTAGTCTATCTGTTGATATATTTTAGTTAAGTTAAATAAAGACTGCTTACTCTCATCTCTAAATGCGTGAGACTCAGTTCTTGGGAACTGTCTATAGAATTCATTTAATGCATCTGCATCGGTCTTTAGTGAGTCTACTTCATTCTGCCAATAATCTACCACACCTACATTTATGTTCTCTCCGTCTGCACCTACTAGCGGTTCTTCTGGAGTTTCTAACACTGCATGACCATACTCATCTATATATCCCTCAAAGTTATACTCCATTGGTATGAATAAAGAATACAATCCTGATTTAGTTTGTCCATTGGCATTTCTTTTACTTACATCAGAATCATAAAATAATTTCTTGAAGTTTTCACCACCCTTATCTAAAGCGTTAGAAGTAGAACCCATCATACACTTACCTACAATTTTAGACCCAAGCCTTAAACAAGTTTTTGTTACACGCCAATTATTAAGTATATTCTCAGGCTTGTCCCACTTGCCGCTTTCATCGTGTATTAACAGTAATAACTTTTCTCCATCATAAGAGTTATCTGAAGTGTTTTTCCAGTCTAATACAGTGTCTAACCCATCCATAAATAACTCATCCTTCTTATCCATATTCTTCTTCGTAATTTTACTTGCTGGAACACGATAAGCTAATTCTGTTTTTGGTTTATCCATGCCGTCTTGAATAGGCTTAAAAAAAAACGGATAATTATTAGATATAGGAACTACCTTGTCAGTAAACATTTTCTTAGCATCAGAACCCGTCTTAGAAAGTATACCTACCCTAGCATCTCTAGTAATCGTGCCTTGATTAACTGCTTCACAAGAGCTCATAAATGAAAATCCAGAACGCCTGTTCTTTAAGTAACACATTCCAAAACTTCTCTTGTCTGCTTTACAAGCTTCCCAAAACAAATAAAATATTCTATTAGATTCCCTAAAATCTGGTTTACCTACATCAATCTTAGTCCAGTTTAAATACATGTAGTGAGTACCAGTAATATAAGTTGGCTCTCCGTTATTAGTAAACCACTCGCCATACTCTCTTTTATCAAACTCCGCTTCTACATAATCTACCCACTTTGATTTAAAGTCATTGTCTCTTTTCTGCCAATCAAATATGGTTTTTATACTTTTTAATTCTTTAGGTAACTCATTTATTTGCCACTTATCAAACTTAGTGTTAATATTTTTAGGTTGCTTAGGTAATCCTACCCTTAATCCTTGTATGTCATACACCTCTCCTAAAGTTCCATCTTTAGATATGACAACAATATTATATTTCTCGTTATAGCCATACTCCCAAGCCTTAGCCTTGTTTTTAGTAGTTATAACACTTTTTGGCACAAGCTCTTGTAGAACTTGATGTAGTCTATTTTGATCTTTTTTCTGCAAATCCTTGATATGCTTCTTTTTCTATTGTTCTTTCTTCTAAAATGGCTTGTTCTTCTTGTATTCTTTTTAATATCTCAAATGCGTCAAATATAGCCAACTTCTTTGTAGCTGCTGCATTTTTTAATCTATCTGCTGCTAAATCGTCTTCAGCATCGTACTTTATAATATCTTCTTTAGCTACCTTTATTAACTCCTTAACAGCTATTTCACCAGCAGATATAATGTCTTCTTTTAGCTTCTTTACACTTATATTAATACGCATATATCTTTAGTTTTCATTCTGTATAATGTTTCTCCATCTACTTCAAACTCGTATTCAGACTCTGGCAAAAAACAAACATTATCTCCTTCAAAAATATCCAAATCCATTAAATCCTTATTACCGTATTTTACCTCTCCTACTAACTGCTTGTTTCTATCAACAGACAATATAACATCTTTTTCTCTTTCTACCGGCTTAATAAAACAATAATCTCCTACTGAATTCCACTTACCCTTATTTTTATATAAGTACACTTGCTCTACGTCTACTATATATAAATCATCTTTAAAATGACAAGGACCGCTTTTCTCTACACCTTTCATATCATAGTACTTTCTAAAAATATTGTGGTGTACCACTACAGTGTCTCCTTTGGATATCTCTTTGTTAAAAGACCATAAAATAGGAACTTCTTCGACTGTGGCAAATCTATTGGTAGCGGTGTGGTCCTCTTGAGAAGTACTTTTTATTAGCTTGCCATCACCGTGCTTACTTAAGTTGTCATAGCGATTACCCCCTTGAGGTTTTACTATGAAACAAAACGGAGATTTCATGTCAATAGTTTACATTGTATTCTAAAGAAGAAGGCATTGCTATACTAAAACTCTTCCAAAGAAAAACTTCGTTCTTTTTATTTTCTACGTAAACTTTAATTTCACCATCGTCTTCCTGTTTGATAACGTGTATGGTATATGTTCTTAGAACCGGCTGTCCTACAATGTAATTCATTGCCGACTTGTAATCTGAGCCAACAGACACTTTTCTTATGTATTCCATTTTATTAAATTTTAGTACCGAATCTTAATTAAGAACCAGCCTTTAAATATTGTATTGTCCCTGATATAACAGCATTTTCTTGCACTATTCCTGCGTCAATATTAACTAATGCAGTAGAAGAAGCCGTGTGCCCTTTTATACTCATTTCATTAGCGGCTGTTTCACCTGGTCTGCCTACTAATGCAAAATCATTTTGACCTGTTGCAGTATCCGTATTTAGAGTTATATTACTACTTCCCTGTGGTACCGCTATTCCTGTAGCTAAAACACTTGGTAAACCTGTCATAATTAAATTGCCTATTGCAGCGGGAGTTGAAGTACCAAATACCATGTAAAATTGTATGTAAACAAACTCTCCATATTCTAATTTTCTAGCTATGTTAGTTGATAATCCTGAATTAGCTGTTGTCCAAACACCTTGACTAGAACCCTTAAAACCTAAAGTATCATTAAATATAGTAGACGCTGGTAGCGCAAAATAAGAAGGCACATCCCAAGTATTGTCTTTACTTAAGAATTTAGTGTTAGAATCAGAAGTTCCATCCACAGCATTTAAATCTGCAGAAACAGTTCCCGTTCCTGTAATAGGACTTGGGAGTACTTGAATATCTACATAATCAGTAGATGCGTTGTCAGCTGTAATTGATACAGATCCGGAACCTCCTGAAGCATTTATGATAGCTGTACTAGATCCAGGTGTTGTAATGACTGAAACATTAGTGTTAAAGTTTAAAGTATCTATACCTGTTGTTATAGCGCCACCGCTATCTTGAACAGAAATTGTACTGCTTGCTGTAGCAGCAGCCCACGATGCTGTAGTTCCATTAGATGTTAAAACGTAAGTGTTAGCTCCTATAGATAAAGCAGATATAGAACTTGAAGAGTCTCCTATTAGAATACTTCCTTCTGCTAAAGATGTTAAACCTGTTCCTCCGTTGGCTACAGCTAAAGTACCTCCTAATGTAAATGTTCCTGTCGCTACTATTGGATTTACCGTGTCACTTGTAATAGTAATGCCTGTAGTACCCCCACTTAAACCAACACTAGTAACCGCCTGTTTCAAATCAGCTATCTCCTGAAGCTTAAATGTCTTAGTTGCGTTGTTGTCATCAATGTCTGTTCCAATAACGTAGTCATTTGACGCAGGTGTTGCATTAGGATACGAGGTAGTGTTACTTATCTTTGCCATTTTCTTTTGGTGTTATATCCCCAGTCTTAATGTTAATGACAGAATCGAGTCCGTATTTCTCAATAAATTCGTTTTCTAACTTATTAAAATCTACCCTTACTTCATCAACCTCTTTTAAAACAGTTGACTTTTGCATCTCTAATTCTCCCAGTTGCATTTTGTAACCTTGGAATTTGTTTTGTAATTCTTGCAGTTGGGCTAATTCCTCAGCCTCTAATTTTGTTTTTTCTCCTTTTTTCATTTGATTAAATTTAGTTGTACTATTGCAAAGATAATCATTTTCTTCTTGATGATGAAGACCCATAAAAATAACCAAAAATACTCAAAACGATTCCTTCTGTCACCCCGATTAAATGAATCCAAATCTCCTTATTGTGGGCTGGAACCTCTAAATAGACAATGGCATAAACCAAAAAGGAAAAACAAGAAAGTCCAACCAAACCTGTTAAATTAAACATAAAGTCAAATCTCTTTGCTTTAGCTAGCTCTACTTCTCTTTCTCTAGCTGAATCTCTGTCTTCAACTTCTAACTTATAAAGCTCTACCACTTGCTGATGAAGTGCTTGTTTTTCTTCTGCTGTTAAATCTGGTTCTTGACTAATGACGTTTTTAATGATTCCAAGTGTTCCATTTGAAGGAAGGATGTCCCCTATTTTATCCAATACACCAGGTGCTTTTTCTTTTAAGAACTTGCCTAGTTTAGTATCTTTTAGTTTCTTTTTCATCCTGAACAACTTTCGCAAGTTTCATCGTGTATGTCACACGTTCTTTCTGGAACAGGTTTCTTTTCTAACTTTTCCAACATCTTTTCAAATTCTGTTTTTTCTTCTATCATTTGTGTAAAAATAAACCTTCTATAAATGTTCCTATTCCTGTTAAAAGCACGGCTATTGAAGTCCAAAACTTTTTTTCTAAACTTCTGATTCTTTTTTCGTGGTCGTTCTTTTGCTTGCTAATCTGCTCTAATTGGTTTTGCATTACAGCCTGACCCTGTAAAAGTTGATTAATTTTCTCCTCCATAGACTTTGTATTTGGTTTTGTTTTTACCATCTTTATAAGCCACCAATATTTGACCTCTTTGTTTTCCATCTACATTGTAACTAACGTGAATCCAGTTAGGATTCTCATCTGTTCCAAATTCCCAAATAAGTTGGTCGAAATCTAAATTATCTTTTATATAGTGAAATACCTCAGCGTTGTTAGGGTCTCCAGCGTGATCCCTATCTAAATCTACAGCTTCTCCTTTACAATGTTGTGAAGTAGCTACATACTTTCCGTCTTTGTACTTGTGAGCGCCTCCTATAGCTTTGTTAAGGTCTTTTGAACGATAACCGCTACTAATCTTAAATGGAACCCCAAAATGGTCTCTAATAGGCTGAAATATTTTCTCAGCAAATACTTTCATATTTTCGATGTGTGCTTCAGTGGCGCTATTATCTATACCTCTTCTACTGGCGGTGGCGCTTTTAAGCATTTCAGACAAACTTAAGTTTTTAGATAGTTTCATTTTTTTACTCTGTTTTTAGCTGTTAATAATATTCTTTCTTCCATTTTGGCTAACTTTACTTTTAGATTCATATTTTCTTGAATAAGCTCATCTATCTTTACCTCTAAGCTAGATATTTTCTCTGTGAGTCTATCTATCTGATTGTCCTCTTTTTTTGCAGAGATATCTATCTTCTTTTTAATTATATTCCACACTTCCTTGACTCCAAGTGCTGAAACCAAAGCTATCAAGATAGTTTCTTCCATATTATCTGCCTTGACCACGGTATTTTGGTTTGTATCCCGTCTGCCCCTTGGAAGCATTCTTAGAATGTACCCCAGGTCTTTTTGTGGTTATTTTCTTTCTATACTTCACTACTCAGGGTCTGCTGGTGTCCATTCTGGAGTAGCTAATAAAACTAATATCTCTTCGTGAGTATATGTTCCTACCGGAACTAATGACCCATTAGTGATAAAAGAAGGCTCTACCTGAAATGATAAAACGCCTTGAGTATTTGCTACGTTTCTACGCATTGTTTGCGCTGAAGATTGGTTCACCTGACTGAATAAAACTGAGTTCGTGTCAGATAGGTTCATTACTACATAAGTTGTTGCCATTTTTTGATTTTTTACAAAGTTAATATTTTTTACGGAGTTGGTGGTATATCTGTTCCTCTAGAATTAACGGCCATCCCACTTGATATTGCATTAGCTGTACTATATGGCGCATCACCTACTAAATCTCCAACTGCCATTCCGCTTGATACTCCATTAGCTGTTGTACCTACACCATTTGTTAAGTTTGTTTCAATCATATTAGTGCTAGTTCCATTGTTGCTGCCTTTTTCATCAGCGCATATCCAGTTAGTTCCATCAAAAGAACTATTTTCACCTAACTGCCACCAAGAAACTAAATTAGAGTACGCAGAGTGAGAATTTAAATTACTAGGAAGACCTTGATTATAAATTTCTGTTATTTGTGCAGGTGTTAAAGCAGCATCCCAAACAGAACCATTAGAAATAGAACCTTGAAAAAATTCAACTGTAGAGGGTACGTTAATACCAATTCTAAATGGAGCTGTAATACTTGCTAAATTATCCCTTGCAGTTGCACTTCTTCCTGCATAAACGGGAACAGATGAACCATTTAAATACATTTTACTAACTAAAGACTCCATAGTAAGTGTAACGTTGTACCATTGATTTTCGTTTATTGAAGCTAAAAACGGAGCAGTTCCTCTATTGTCTATATCATCCCATAAGATAACATACTTCGTACTGTTTATTTGTTGAACATAAACTCCGTAATTATTAGTTGCTGTGCTTTGGCATTTTTGCCATATCCATCTAGTACTGCCACCTATAGAAGAAGCATTAAACCAGAAACTAATGGTCATATCAGTTAATGAAAAAGCGTCTGATGTTCCAACTTGTATGTAATCATCGTCAGGATCTCCACGGAAATTCATAGCATATTTACTATAAGGTGCAACTGTTTGTAAGTCACTTTGAACAAGATTTGATTGATTCATTCCTGAGCTTGTACCGTTTAGTGTAGATACAGATTGATTAAACTTACTTACTGAACCATTACCTAATGTTACTATAGTACCATTATTAGTACCTTTACTATCTTGTATACCTGTAGTAATATTATCTAGCTTCCACCAAGAAAGTAAGTTACTATTTTGAGGTCCTGTTAATAAATCTTGTAAAGGTTCACCACCATTATAAAGAGTAGCTATTTCACCACCGGCTACACTTCCTACACTAACACCGCCATTTGATAAAGCTGTGTTCCATATTGAAACATTTGATAATTGACCTAACCAATTATATAAATTTGACCCATCACCTCTACTACCAATTTGAAAAGGATTAGTAGATGTTTGTTGTGCATAATTTGTACCTGAAGCACTAAAAACTCCGTTTACGTATACTTCAAATCTAGAGTTTGGATCAAAAACACCAACTATATGATTCCAACCATCAAGCCAAGTGTTACTTGGTGAAGACACATAAAGGAAATTAGATCCATTGTCGCTAATGCTAAAAATAGCGTTATTAGTTCCTCTTAATAATCCATACCCTCTACTTGGAGAATTTCCCTGTGTTCCAAGTCCATTGTAACTGCCTGAAGATATTTGATCTCCTTTCATCCAAGCGCTTATAGTCATAGCACCTGTTAAATTTAAATTAGTGGTATTAGCACATTGAATATAAGCTCTGTTTGCACTCGAATCAGTTAAGTTAAAATCTACAGAGTTTTTCCAAAAACTTAAAGCTTGGTTAACTTCCCATTTTGTACTTGTACCATTGTAAAATTCACTTGCATCGAGTTTATACCAAGCTTTTAGATTAGAGCTTTGAGGTATATTAACTAAAGTTTGTATTGGTGAGCCGTAGTTATAAAGAGTTTCTACTTCTGTTGCTGATAGCGCTGTGTTAAACATTTGTGCATTACTAATTAATCCAGCAAATTCATTTGATGTGGAATAAGGTACATCTCCTATAATAAAATCTTTATCAGCAATAGAATTTAAAGCGGTTATTGTTGATGAACCTGCTGATGTGCCATCTATATAAAAATTAATACTATTGCCATTTGCTGTTACAGCTACGTGATGCCATTTATTAAAAGTTACTGAACCACTACTTGTGGCAACACCACTTGAAGCAAATTTTAACGTCTTAGTACCTGTTGTATTATTTAAATAAAACATATAATTATTGTCATTAAAATCCCTTCTTGTTAAAACATATCTATAGTTTGAATCATTTGTAGTGTATTTAATCCACGCTGAAAGTGTTAAAGTTGATGTAGCTTGTAAAGAATTATTATTTCCACAGTTGATATTTTGTGCATTGCTTCCATCAAAATCAAAAACATAATCTCCAATAGCATTATTTTCTATCAGCCATTGGTCACCTGTATTTACAGGAGTTCTAAAAGCAGCGGCTGATCCTCCTAAAGGATAATAAGCGATAGGTGTTCTTGGTAAAGCCATTGGGTTGCCAATAGCAGATCCAGTTCCATACAAAGTTGTTATTTGGCTTGCAGAAAGAGCGTAGTCGAAAATAGATACTCCATCTATTTGTCCATTAAATTCATTTTGATAACTCGTGCTAAATCTTCCTATTTCTACTGTGTTAACTGTAGAAGCAGCTATTGCTCCGCTTGGTGTTGGCGTGCTTGTATTAGTAACGTCTACAGTGTCAAAATATATTTTATGAGTAGAACCATCATAAACAACTGCTACGTGATGCCAGTTACCATCTCCATAAGTGATAGTGTTTGTGGTAGTTGTTGTAAAAGTTGTAGTTTTTAAATAAGACACCAAGCTTGTTGAATTATTTATATAAAGGTCAAAACCATTATCACCTCCAGAATAAGGTATAGAAAAAATACATTTTCCAGCATTTGTAGTTGTGTTAGTAGTTTTAAACCATAAAGAAAAAGAACCTGAGTTTTTGTTAGCTAAACCACTAAAATTTGATGCTGTCACACATTGAATTCCACCATCAAAATTTAAACTATAATTAGCACTTTTACTCTGATTAGCATTTCTTGGCATTCGCCAGCCTGGACTTAAAAATTTTGTACTCATATTAATCTCCCATTCTGTACCAAGCCACTGGCGTTGGTAGGTTAGTATTATTTTCTATATCTGCTGTTTTACCTGTCGTTGTTGCATTATATAAATCAAATTGAACTTGATCAGCCGTTAGAGCTGTATCAAATATTGCTACTTCATCTATTTGGCCATCAACAACATAACTTCCTCCAAAGTAATCACCTATGATCAAAGGAGCTGCTACATAGTTTGTTGTATCAGAAGCAGAATCAATTAAAGCTCCATTTAAGTAAAAACTTGTTGTAGAACCATTATTTAATATAATAATATTATACCAAGTATTATTAGAAAAAGAAGCTGCTGGAATACTTGCACTTAAATAACTACCACTAACATACCATCTTAAACCATTTGAAGAATTAATCCATAAAGAACCTACATTACTAGGGCCACCTGAACTTCTAAAATCTAAAATATTATAACCATTAGAGGTTAAAGAGTTAAAATTAACCCATAAGCTAACAGTGAATCCACTTGTACCAAAAGCAAAAGAAGTATTGTAAGCTACCTCAAATCTAGTATTACTTGCAGGGTCAAATGCCATAGAATACACATTATTAATTTGTGCTCCAACATATCCAGGTACGTAAGGTACTTTATCATCTGGAATCATATTATAACTCTGAGAGTTAGCGGTTGATAAAGCAGCGTCTCCTACACGATCTACAATATCTAAATTTGTTCCTACACCATTTGCATAAGTTCCAGGTGCATCAGCTGATAGCATTGAAGTAACAGTACCAGATCCAGTTCCATTAGGCGCTCCAGTAATTGAATTAGGAACTGTAAATGTATTATTATCAAAATAAGCATTTTCACCAAGTCTCCACCAAGAAATAGGTGCAGTTCCAGAAAAGCTAGTTAAATCGTTTGGTCTACCATTATTATATATTTCTAATACTTGCGCTTCTGTTAATTCATAATTAAATATTGATAGTTCATCAGCATTACCATAAAGATTAGATTGAGTTGGTGTAGCGTTTCCAGAATAACCGCCTATAACAGCTATCGAGCTTGAAGGAATGTTAAGAGTGCCAACTGTTTGCGTGCTTGTTAAAACACCATTTACATAAAACTTTAACGTGGTTCCTGTTATAGTTTGAGTAATGTGATACCAAGTGTTTGCTGAAACTGAACCAAATGTAAAATAGTTAGCTCCCCCAGCCCAAGCAGCAAATTTTCCAGTATTATCAAAGCCTATTCCAAAACCTTGACCATTACCAGCTGCTCCACCATTATATACTCCAGTAGAAAATAAGTATTGATATTGAGACGTAGAAGCAGTTCTAACCCATCCAGAAACTGACATAGATGTGTAAGAGCTAAAATCTTGCGTTACAGAAACATAATCTCCCGTTCCATCAAAACTTAAACTAAAGTTACTATAAGGTGAATCAAATTGTAAATCACTTTGTTGTAAAGCTGTACTTGGTAAAGTTGTACTTACTCCATTTACTGGTTGAGTAGCTAATACATCAGATGTTACTTGAGTAGCTCCTG